CATTTAATGTGATTAGATTATTCACTTTCATATTCAAATAATTTGGCAATCAACACCTAGAAATACGACAAGAGCTCGGGAAGACAAGCGTCAAGAAATACGACGCCTTCCAGAGAGCATGCTGCGAGGACGACCGCATCAGGGGGACTTTCCAATTCTTCGGAGGCAGAACCGGAAGATGGGCCGGACGCTTGATCCAACCGCAGAACTTCCCAAGGCCTAGCTTTGATGAAGTAGATGAAGCAAGAGCGCTCGTGAAGGGAGGAGGAGCCTTCGAACTCTTAGAGCTCATCTTTCCAAGCATGAATGATGTGTTCGCTACGATTCTAAGAACAGTGATCACACCACCCGAAGGCAGCAGCTTCATAGTTGCTGACTACTCAGCCATAGAGGCTCGAGTGATTGCCTGGCTAACAAGGACGACATGGCGTCAAGAAGTCTTCAAGAACGGCGGCGACATCTACTGTGCATCAGCCAGTCAGATGTTCGGGGTGCCTGTAGAAAAGCACGGAATCAATGGACATCTAAGACAAAAGGGAAAGATTGCCGAACTTGCCCTCGGATACGGAGGCGGAACGGCAGCACTGGAAGCCTTCGGTGCTAGTAAAATGGGGCTAAGCCCAGAACAGCAGCAAGAGATTGTGACGAAATGGAGACTAGCCTCGCCACGTATCAAGGACTTCTGGTACTTGCTAGGCAGAGCTTTCGAGGATGCGATTACAGATAGTAAAGTCACAACTCTGGACCGAAATATGAAGGTTTTCAAAAGTAATGGAAACGCTTATATTCAACTACCAAATGGTCGCATTTTAGGTTACGTTAGTCCACGAATCAAGGATGGCCAGGTATCTTTTTTAGGATTGAACCAGACAACACGAAAGTGGGAGTGGACAAAAACCTGGGGCGGAAAGCTTACGGAGAACGTAGTTCAGGCTATCGCAAGGGACTGCCTATGCGAGACGCTAAAAGGATGCGACGAGATCGGAGCTAAAACAATCATGCACGTTCATGATGAAGTGATCTGCAAAGTACCGACGGAAGAAAAAGAAACAAAATTCAAACAACTGCTAGAAGTAATGGCTAAACCAATAGACTGGGTGCCAGACTTGGTTCTAGTAGGAGACGGCTTTATATCCGGTTATTACAAGAAGGACTAAAACATGAAAAAACAAAATTTAATTATAGCCTTGATCTATATCACCACAGCGCTGATCATTCTAGATATTTTGAAAGACGTGTTCGGCTTAGATATAGCACAAGCGCCAAGGCTAGGAGGATAAAACATGAGTGTTAAATGGACGCAGCAGGAAGATAACCTTCTAAAACAACTAAACGCTATAGGTTTATCAAGTGCTGCAATTTATAAGAACTATAGAGAAGTTCTAAAAGGAAGATCACAGAGCGCTATACAGCAGCGCCTGACCTACCTGAACAAACCGCCTGAAGAAAGACGGAAGGAAGACATGGCCAGCTTCGACAATGCGGACATGCTAGAAAAAGCGATCAACCAGGCCGCAGACCGTATCTGCAACCGCCTGGACAATATCGCGAACGCTCTAGCCGTAGTCTGCAGATATATGGAAAGCGATACAGAGAACGCCAGCAAGCGCGCTGAACGCACTACAAAGCTTCTAGAAGAGATCAAGGCCAATGGAACGCTCCAGCAAGGAACACAGCAGAGCATTAAACATGAGCTTCAAAAAGTGGTTTATCGGAGAAATATGAAATGAGTAACTACAAAAGAAAGCAGAGAATCTTTTATATTCTAAGTCCAGATTATCTTAAGACTCTGAAGGTTCTAACGGCTAGTGAATTAGCAAAGCTTCTAGGAATCAAGAGAGAACATCTAGATATTTATCTGGTAACGAATCCCACTTTTAGAGGCTATCCTATAGCGGAAGAATAGACAGGAGGCTGAAGGATGTATGCAATAGCAACCTGCAAGAACAGAAAACAAAAGCAATATTTCAACCAGGAAATGTCCTGGGATGAATTCATAGCAGAACTAAAAGAAACGACCCGAACGAGAGAAACGGTGGAAGAGTACAAAAACATGACGAAGGACCTGCAGTCCGATATCAAGGACGTCGGTGGATTCGTAGCCGGAGAACTAAAAGATGGCAGACGAAACAATCAAAGCGTTCTATCAAGAAGTATGATCACATTGGATGCTGACTTCGCAGACAAAGACTTTTTAGACTTGATCCGAATAACGTGCGACTTTTGCAGCGTGATATATTCCACGCATAAGCACACACCGGAAAAGCCAAAATACAGATGGATTCTGCCCCTACAAAGAGGAGTATCACCGGAAGAATACGAGGCAATCGCTCGAAAGATTGCAAGTACAATCGGAATGGAATACTTCGACGACACAACGTACCAGCCAGCACGAATGATGTTCTGGCCGAGCACCAGTAAGGACGGAGAATACATCTGTGAACAACTAGGAGACAGAAACGCGTACCTGAACCCGGATGACATCCTGGCGCAGTACAGAGACTGGCATGACATCAGCTACTGGCCTCGCTCCAACAGAGAGACAGAACTGCATCACAGCGACATTAGACACCAGGAAGACCCTTTATCTAAGTCCGGATGGATTGGCGCATTCTGCAGGGCCTACACAATCCAAGAAGCGATCGAGAAGTTCATACCAGAGGAATACACGCCGACAGAGGACCCGAACCGCTGGACCTATACGAATGGATCCACAGCAGGAGGCCTAGTCATCTACGACGATAAGTACGCCTACAGTAATCACAATACGGACCCGACAGGGCAGCAGCTATGCAACGCCTATGATCTTGTAAGGATACACAAGTGGCCAGATGACGAAAAGAGCACAGAGAAGATGCTGAATCTGATGTCGTCAGACAAGAACACCAAAAAGCAGTTGATCGAAGACAAAAAGGAACAGATTCATGAGGACTGGGACGACTTCAAGGACGACACCGCGAGGGGTTCGCAAGGGGTAGAAGACAGTAAAGAAGAAGTAGACGAGGACTGGCTGGATGCCATGGACATGGACAAGAAGGGAAACTTCAAGCCAACTACAGACAACATAGTCCGCATACTTTTAAATGATCCAAAGCTTAAAAACGGAGTCGGAGGCAATGACCTATTCGCACAGAAACCAGTCAAGAAGGGAAACCTGCCATGGTGGAACTACAACCCAAGCGACCCGACCTGGACCGATACGGACGACGCAAGCTTCAGATACTATCTAGAAAAGAAATACAACATTGTCGCCAAAGGAAAAGTAGACGACGCTATAGCCTATGTTCAGGAGAGAAACAGCTTTCACCCAGTACGTGACTATCTAGACACACTAGAGTGGGATGGCATACCAAGACTAGACACGCTGTTTATAGACTATCTAGGAAGCGAGGACTCAGAGTACAGCAGAGCGGTCGCAAGGAAAGCTTTTACCGCAGCCGTGGCCAGAATCTACACGCCAGGATGCAAGATGGACTACATGCCTGTACTTGTAGGACACCAAGGAATCGGAAAGAGCCACATGCTAAGCATCATGGGCGGAGATTGGTTCTCAGATTCAATCACAACAATTTCAGGGAAAGAAGGATACGAAGCCCTGCATGGATCATGGGTTATTGAATGGTCCGAATTATCTGCAGCCAGAAAAGCCGACATTGAGTCCATGAAGCAATTTATAAGTAAAAGGGACGACCGATACAGAAAAGCCTACGCAAGAAGAGTTACAGACAACCCGAGACAGTGCGTGTTTTTCGGAACCACAAATGATGATGAGTTTCTGAGAGATTACACGGGAAACCGAAGATTCTGGCCGATAAATACGGATATATCGAAGGCAAAAAAGATTGTGTTTGATGATCTACCAAAAGAACGGGACCAGATCTGGGCTGAAGCCAAGCAAAGATTCAAGGAAGGAGAAAAACTATTCCTTCAGGGCGAAGCTTTGACCGGAGCCGAACAGATGCAAAAGGAGCACACGTTTACCAGTGTCCGAGAGGACATGGTCCGTGATTATCTAGATAGAAAGCTGCCAGAGGGCTGGAAAGATATGGATTTATACGCCAGAACCCAATGGCTGGAAGACCCGAAGAACAAGGGAGAAGACATCAGAGACTGCGTAAGTTTACTCGAAATTTGGTGCGAAGTTTTGAATGGATCAAAGAATAAATTTACACCCGTGGACCAGAGAGAACTCAAGGCAATCATGGAAAGTTTAGGGTGGAATAAAGGACCAGCACCAAGACAAAGGGGAGCCTGCTATGGCAAACAACGGGTTTATTTGAATCCTAAATTGGTTGGGCATTAATTCTAAAGTGTGGAAACGCTGGAAACGGCTATAAAAAAATACAAGGCAACGGTGGAAACGGACATGGAAACGCTAAAATCATAGAGCGTTTCCAGGGAATCACCGCATAAAATAAGGCTTTCTAAGCTATTGGAAACAGTGGAAACAGAAATATTACTAACTTAATGAATATATAAGATATATAGTGTAATACAGTATATGCGTATGTATATGCGCGCGAGAAAATATAGTATATATATAAAGAGTTTGGAAGGCGTTTCCGAACGTATCCGTTTCCAGGGCCAAAAATCAACTAGAAAAGGAGACACAGAAATGAAAAGAAATCACATCAGAACATATCGAGGTTTTATGGTAGAAATAGACGCAAGAGTCAACGACGAAACAATGGACCGATACGGAATCGAAAGGCAGAGCCTGGTCGCTATGGAAGAACTATCAGAACTGCAAAAGGCAATTTCTAAACTGGTACGCAATCCGGAAGAAAAAACAAAGCCCTTAGAGTTCAAAGGGCTAAGACATAACCTGATCGAAGAAATGGCGGATGTAATAATTTGCATGGATCAGCTTATCGAGTATTATCAAATCGAAAGACCTGAGATTCAAGAACTTATTCAAGCAAAACAGGAAAGACAAGCTAAAAGACTAGAGGAGGAATAGAACATGAAAGAAAATAGAATGTATATCAAGTGCGACCGATGCGGAAAAGAAACATCAGTCGGAATCGAAAAGAGCAAGATTGAAAACGGAAAAACAATCGAAACCTGGAAAGGACTTCCAGAGGGCTGGATCACAACAATTGACAACAAAGACTTGTGTCCAGAATGCGCCGAGCGGTACCGCGAACTTCAAAAGAAGTTCTTCCAGAAATGATAGAAAATCAAGTAGAAAATTACCTGATCAAAAAGGTATCAGCATTAGGCGGTAAAGCCTGGAAGTTTGTAAGCCCAGGAAACGCAGGCGTGCCAGATAGACTGATCACATATAATTCAAAGGCTTTCTTTGTAGAAGTAAAAAGGCCAGGCGGCAAGCCTAGAGCTCTACAAAAAGCCACAGTAGCCCAAATACGGGCAACAGGTATGAAAGTATACTGCATCAGCACAAAGGCCCAGGTGGACGAATTAACAAATCTGATGCGGTCTGGAATCATACCGGAGGAGCGACACTTTGACAGAATTTAAACCTCATGACTATCAAAGGAAGGCTATCAACTTCGGACTGGATCATAAGAAGTGTGGCCTTCTTCTCCCTATGGGAGCCGGAAAGACCGTAACCACGCTAACGATCATCAGCCTTCTAAAACTAATCGACACAGAAAAAGTTCTGATCATAGGCCCTGTGCGAGTAATAAAAAGCACGTGGCCCGAAGAAATAGAAAAGTGGAGTCATACTAAGAATTTGAGCTATTCAATCATAGCAGGCACTCCAAAGCAGCGTGAGAAAGCACTGCAACAAAAGGCAGACATTTATCTCATAGGCAAAGAGAACGTTACCTGGCTAGTAGACAATAAATACTTTGACTTCGACATGGTAGTAATTGATGAATTATCAACTTTCAAGAATCCAAGAAGCCAGAGGTTCAGAGCCCTAAGAAAAGTTATGCCACTAGCTGACAGATTTATAGGTCTAACCGGAACACCAGCGCCGAAAGGAATCCCGGACCTTTGGAGCCAGATATATTTGATCGATCAGGGAGAAAGATTAGGTCGAACATTAACTCAGTTTCGAGAAAGATATCTAATTCCAGGAAGAAGAAACGGGATGATCGTATACGATTGGAAGCCAAGACCAGATGCGGAGGAAAAAATATACAAGAAAATAGGTGACGTATGCATGAGTCTGGATCAGGCAGACTGCGCCAAACTTCCACCGGTTCAGTACTTAAAAAAATCAATCGAGCTACCTCAAAAAGCAATGACAGAATACCACGCTTTCAAACGTGAGAAGGTTCTGGAACTAGATAACAACGAATCACTGCTAGCAGCCAACGCTGGAGTGCTATGCGGTCAGCTGCTACAAATGACATCAGGAGAAATCTATAAACGTGATCAGCTAGGAAATAAGCTCGAAGAAGTAGCAACCCTTCACTCTGCTAAACTTGAGGCACTAGACGACTTGATCGAATCAGCAAACCAGAACCCTGTGATGGTGTTTTACTACTTCAAACACGAACTAAAACGCATCACAGAACATCTGAAGAAGCAAAAAATCGAAGTAAGAAGTCTAAACAGTGAGAAAGATGTGAAGGACTGGAACGACGGAAAGATAGACGTGCTTCTTCTACATCCCGCAAGCGCAGGACATGGGCTTAACCTTCAACGTGGTGGACATATCGCAATCTGGTATACACTTCCAAACTGGAACCTTGAACTGTATCAGCAGGCAAATGCCAGAATCTACAGACAAGGACAGAAACAAAACGTGACAATTTATCAGATCGTAGCTAGAGGCACAGTAGACGAGGATATGCTGGATGCACTAGAACACAAGAACATAACACAAAAAGCCTTAATCGAAGCTTTAAGGAGGTAAAATATGACTTATGATGAATTAATCCCAGAACTAAAAACGGTGCGCTACTGCTGCCACCGTTTGATTGAACTGAATCAAGAATTGGAAGTACTAAACCACCAGACAACAGGCCTTGCGAAGTCTGGAGGAATCGAACTGACTGCAGAACAGAAAAGAAGCAAGTGGCCTATGCCAACATATCAGCATCAGTACCACAGCCCGCTCGGGCTATTTGAAGAGATATCAGCCAAGGAACAAGAACTGCATCACTTCCAGAAAAGGCTGACAGACCTAAGATGGACAGAACTTCTCGATTTGCAAGACCAGAACATTTTATGGGATCTGTACATTCATAGAATCAAGGCCGAAGAAGTTGCTGAGAAATATGGATACACAAGACGGGGACTGTATAAACATCTAATGGCGGAAGTAAAAAAGCTCACAAAAAGCTAAAGAGTTCCCACTGTGTACCACTTTAAAGTGGTATATTAGTACTTGTAAAAGAGGACCGATAGAAAAGGGCCCTCTTTTCTTTTACCCGGAGCGTCCTCCTTTATAAAAAACGAGTGCTTTCCAGACAACGTCAAACGTCAGCTACGACAAATCATGGACATTAATTTTATTTTCTTTTCAGCGCTCCGGGTAATCATAGACAACAAAGAAGCCTTAGAAGCTAAACAGGATAGACCTCTCATTGGAGAGAACCCTGAGCTGCTAACGCTTCTTTTTTAATACAACAGAGGTGAACACACATGAATATTACAGACATAAGAACATGCGACCTGAAGCCTTACGAGAATAATCCAAGACTGAACGAAGATGCCGTCGATTTAGTCGCAGCATCTATAGACGAGTTCGGATTCAAGCAACCGATTGTGGTGGATAAAGACCTGATCATCATTGCAGGACACACGAGATGGAAGGCAGCACAAAAGCTAGGCCTTGAGACAGTGCCGTGCATCCAGGCCGACGATCTAACACCAGCACAGGTGAAAGCCTACCGATTGGCAGACAACAAAGTCGCGGAAGCAGCACAATGGGACCTTGACGCTTTACAGTTTGAACTGGAAGAGCTAGACAACATGGACTTCGATATGGAGCCTTTCGGATTTGAGACAGAAACATTCGACGAACAAATCGCAGAGGACGACCACTTCGAGCCAGAGATTCCGGAAGAGCCAACAACCAAAAGAGGACAATGCTGGATGCTAGGAAGGCACAGACTAATGGTCGGAGACAGTACCAAACGCCAGGACGTAGAAAAGCTTTGCAGCGACGCTACCATGGATATGGTCGTAACTGATCCACCGTATAACGTAGCTCTAGGACAGCATATGAGACCAAGCGAAGCCAAACAGCTACACCGAAGAACCGACGGACTGGTCATTGATAATGACTCATGGGAAGACGACGAGGGCTTTATCGAGTTTTTAAAAGTAGCCTTTGAGAACATGACAGAACAACTTAAGTCCGGAGGTGCCTTCTACATTTGGTACGCATCTACACAGAGTAAGAACTTCCTGGAAGCAGCAGAACGCGCAGGCCTAAACATCCGACAAACCTTGATCTGGAACAAGAACACATTCGCACTAGGAAGACAAGATTATCAGTGGAAACACGAGCCGTGCCTTTACGGATGGAAAGATGGCGCAGCCCATTACTTCGTCAACACTAGAAACCTTGTAACCGTACTCGAAGATACAGAGAACCTGGACATTGACAGCATGAAGAAGGACGAGCTTAAAGACCTTCTAAAATCAATCCTGGGGGGTGCAAGGACACAACGATTCTGGACGAGAAGAAGCCCACGAAATCCGATCTGCATCCGACCATGAAACCAATTCCACTGATTGCAAAGCAGATCAAGAACAGCAGTCGAACTGGAGAAAACGTATTGGACTTATTCGGAGGTTCAGGCTCCACGCTTATGGCTTGCGAACAGCTAGGACGGAGGTGCTTCATGATGGAGTATGATCCACACTATGCCGATGTAATTATCAAGCGCTGGGAAGATTACACCGGAGAACAGGCGGAGCTGATATCAGATGCCTGCTAAGGGACTAGCTGGACGTACAAAAAGCGAAGCGGCAAGACAGCGCAAAGACCCAATGCAAAACCTGAAGCCTTTCACGAAAGAGAATGCAGCAGAGATGGGACGCAAAGGTGGAGCCGCAAGCCAGAAAGTCCAGAAAAAGAAAAAGAAGCTGAAACAATGCCTGGCCGCAATCCTAGAGTTGGAGCCAAGCGAAAGAAATAAAGAAAAACTGATCGACATGGGATTAGAAGATGACGAGCTCAGCAATCAAATGCTTCTAGCCGCAACCATGTTCAACAAAGCTACACGCGGAGACGTAAGGGCTGCAGAATTCATTCGAGACCTTACAGGACAGCAACCAGTCACAAGCCTAGACAGAGCCAGAACGAAGCTGATGAACGCACAAGCCGAACAGATCAAGAGACAAGGCGACCCTTCTAAAGAGATTACGAAACTGGATCTTTTATTGAAAGCTATGGACACAGTAGCCGGAGACGATAGTGGAACTAACTGAGAAACAGAAAGAGTTCTGGAATCATAAACCGAGCCGCTGGAACATAAAAGAAGGGGCTACACGTAGCGGAAAGACGTGGCTGGACTATTACATCATCCCGAAACGGATTCGAGCTATAGAGGGCCTTCCAGGCCACGTGTTCCTCATAGGAAACACCAAGTCGACACTTGAAAGAAACGTTCTAGAACCAATGCGAGAACTATACGGGCCAGAACTGGTTGGAAGAGTAAGACCAGACAACACGGTGCGATTATTCGGCCGTAACTGCTACGCGATAGGCGCAGACAAAGAAAGCCAGGTCACAAAGATTCAAGGGGCCTCAGTAGCGTACTGCTACGGGGATGAAGTCGTAACCTGGAATAAGAAAGTATTTGACATGCTAAAGTCCCGTCTAGATAAACCGTATAGCTGCTTTGATGGAACCTGCAACCCGGACAACAAGAACCATTGGTTTTTAAAGTTTCTAGAATCAGGAGCTGACATCTTCCGACAGAAATACACGATTGAAGACAACCCGTTTCTGCCGCAGGAATTCGTGGAAAACTTGAAACTCGAATATCGAGGGACAGTCCTATACAACAGATACATACTAGGAGAATGGTGCAACGCGGAAGGGCTACTCTTTCCACAGTTTGCAGACAATCCAGACGAGTGGGAAGTCAAAGGAGAACTCCCACTTTTCAACATGATCAACATAGGCCTGGACATAGGTGGAACACGTTCACACAGTAGCCTGATCGTAACAGGAATCACGGCAGACCTTTCTGAGATTGTAACCTTTGCAGAACGTAAAGTCGTACATGCTAAAGGAACTATAGACGCCGAAAGACTTTGCACAGAGACAGTCGACCTGATCAGAGCTTTATGGATTCAAGGCTTCGTGGTATCAAGCGTTTTTGTAGATAACGCAGAACAAGTCATTTTGAACAGTATACGAGTAGCCGTACAAAGGGCAGGCTTCCCAACCAATGTGATGGATTGCCGCAAGATAGACGGAAAGACAAGGATTCTGACATATAACATGCTGCTGAACCGACACAAGATGAAGTTCCAGGCAGTACCTATGGTAGTCGAAAGTTTGAGCACAGCCCTATACGATACAAAATCGAAGGAAGACAAGATTCTGGATGATTTCACGACCGACGTCGATACATTCGATGCCCATTTTTACAGTTGGTCAACATTTATGGACCTGATCACAGGAAGGAGTACTTAAATGAAAGTTTTATTCACAATACTAAAGGACTTAGGATATCCTGTGAGCCAGGAAGTCCAAGACTACTACAACAAAATTCAATTCTGGAACGATTGGTGGAAGGGCTACGTTCAGGATTTTCATAAATACGAGATCAAGAACGAAAACGGAAACAGCAGACAAGTAAAACGCAAGCAAATGCGAATGGCTAAGAAAGTCTGCGAAGACTGGGCCGATTTACTTCTAAACGATAAGACTCGAATTCTTGTAGAGTGTGATGACCACGGAACGAGCATCACGCAAGAATTTCTGACCGGAGACAAAGAGGACCAGAACGGCGGAGTTTTAGGAAACAGCAAGTTCTGGAAGCTAGGAAACAAAGCGGTCGAGAGAGAATTCGCACAAGGCACAGTGTGCTTCTATCTGCAGCTTGTAAACCCAACAGTAAACAAAGGGCAGCTAAGTGCCCAGAGCGTACAAATCAAAGCTATCAAGGACGCGCAGAAAATCGTGCCGTTGACCTATGACGAGGAAGATATTTCAGAAATCGCATTAGCTAGCGAGTATACACAAAACGGGGAGCGTTTCATGTACATCCAGGTCTTCAAGCAAGAGCAAGAAGGCTACCAAATCTACAACCATTACTTCAAAATCAACAACGTGGCAGGAGACGCTGTAGGCTATGAAAGAGTATCAGCACCAAATGGCGAAGCAATCAGTTACAAGCTACCTTGTAAGCCTTTTGTAATTCTAAAGCCCAATGTTGAAAACAACATAGCAGACGTACCATTAGGGATGTCGATCTACGCAAACGCAATCGACATGCTGGAAAGCTGCGACTTGGCATACGACAATCTATTCATGGATACCTTGCTAGGAAAGAAAAAGGTTTTCATGGATCAGGCGTTATTCAGCATGAAGCCAACAGCCTACGCGCTAAACGATAAAGGTGAACGAGTACCAGTAAGGCAAGAGCCAGACGTCGGTGCAACTTTGGAGAAATCTCTATACGTAAGTACGGGAACACAAGTAAGCCCAGATAAACCGCGACTTTTTGAGGAATACAATCCAAGCCTTCGAGTTGACGAGAACAAAGAGAACGTTCAATTCAATCTAAATCTTCTATCAAGTAAATGCGGGCTTGGGCAAAATAGGTACCAGTTCAGCATCCAGAACATGACCACAGCAACTCAGGTTCGAGCTAGCAATAAAGAGCTAACAGAAAGCGTCTGGAAGCAGCGTATCGCAATCCAGGACGCCCTTACAGAGCTAACGAGATCGATTATCATCCTAGGCAAAGAGAAGTGCCACATATCAGGGCTTGATCCAGACGTTCGCATCACAATTCAATTTGACGACACTATGTTTTCAGATGAGGAAGCGGAGCGTCTAAGAATGCTTCAGGAAATCTCGGCCGGCATCCTACAGAAATGGGAATATCGCGTCCGATACTACGGAGAAGACGAAGAAACAGCCAGAGAGATGACCGGAGAAACAGAGAACCCAGCAGACAGAATTCAAAGTATGTTCTTCCAGCAAGAGGGAACACAAATCGAAGAGGGGCCAGAGGGTGAAGCCTAATGCTAGAGCCGAACTACCTGCAGAACGTAGGTGACGACCTAGAAAAGCTGTATCAGGAACTGGCCACAGAAATACTGGTGGACATAGCGGAGCGAATCAAGATGAATCAGGACGCTATGACAAGCACAACGGAGTATTTAAACAACAAACTAAAACAACTCGGTTTGCAGCAAGACTGGATTAACAAAAGACTAGCTGAAATACTTCACACTTCCGAAGAAGAAGTCGACCGGATCATGCAACAGAGCGCTTATAAAAGTATCCGCGATACCTTCGACAGACTAGAGGCTGGAGGATACGACACAAGTGGCTTAGAGTTTTCGGACCAGATCAAAAAAGGAACATCAGCACTGTGGGGAGATATCCAGAACCTTACAAGGACCACAGCTCAACTGGCTAGCGACACTTTTATGAGATACTACGACATGGCTTATCTTCAGGTATCAAGCGGAGCTTACTCACTAGATCAAGCAACTGCAAACACAATAGACAAGTTATGCAGAGATGGCCTAACAAAAGTATCCTACCCAAGCGGTGCTCAACGATCAATCGAGGCGGCCGTTCGATTGGCAGTACGAACCGCAGTAAACCAGAACGCCCTGGCTTGCGAGAAATCGGTCATTGATGAGCTAGATATAAATCTAGTACAAACGAGTGCCCACATGGGCGCCAGACCAAGCCACGCAGCCTGGCAAGGAAAAGTGTTCTGGGTAAACTATCCGGAAGGAAACTACGAGAACTTTTATGAGGCTACGGGATACGGAACAGGCGCAGGACTTGGCGGATGGAACTGTAGGCATTCATTTACTGCATACTTTCCAGGAATAAGCGAGGATTACAACAAGCCTGTAAATCCTAAAGAAAACGACAGGATATACCAGATGGAGCAAAAGCAAAGGTCCTACGAAAGAAAAATGAGAAAGTGGGACAGAGAGCGCCGTGTGAAAGCCGCAGCAGGGCTAGACACGACGAAAGAGGACTACTGGTATAAATACAACAAGATGAGACTGAAGGAGCTTGTGGACGCTTCTAAGGGCCGATTAAAGAGAGACTATTCAGCCGAGAAGATAGGCGGAACAAAAGGCAGACCTTACAAGCCTGTAAGAATACCGAAGAAACGATTGGACTATAGGGCTCCACAAGAAGCAGAAAAAGGAAAGTCGAAAAGGAACAAGGACCGCGTTAACTGGGAGATTGTAAATTCACCAGAATATAAAAAGAAATTCAGTTCGATAACAAATAATGAACAAACCAATAGCACTCTATATAAAAAGGCTATAGACATTCTAAAAGATAAGTCCGGAACAGAATACGAAACGCTTCACTTAATAGATTTAGATACCGGAAAAGTGGTAGCTACATCAGCACATACCAAAGAACCACAGACAGTGAGAGCTAATAAAGAAGTACTGAAAGCCGTTCGAAAAGCTAAGCCTAGGACTTTGGTGGGCATACATAACCACCCTAATTCGCTACCACCTAGCGGTTCAGACTTTTCAACAGCAAAAAATCGAGAATACTACGTCGGTGTGGTAGCATGCCATAATGGCGATGTATGGGTATATAAAGCTCGAAAGCCTGTGACTTCATATATCTTTGATATGAAGGTTGCGAATTATAAAAATGAAGGGTATACTGACCTTGAGGCATACGAAAAAGCTATGATAAAAATAGGAAAAGATTATGGCTTGGAATGGAGAAAGCTATGACACAAGATAGAATACAAGAAATTTATAAAAGCTTAGAACCATGGAAAGACTTTGACGGAGTGCCCCCAGTACTTCTTGATTTGTCAAAAGAGGAATTGGATGAACTAATTAAGCTAGAAGAACAGAAATTAAAAAATTTGAAAGGCTAGAACACAACTAAACAAGGACAAGAACCGTGCTAGAAATGGCGCGGTTTTTATTATGCCCTAAGCACGGCGTTTAAAAGGCTTGGCTACCCCTCGGCACGGGATATAAAAGGCCGGACTCGATACTGGAGTGAACCAGATATAAAAAACGCAGGAGGACAAAATGGAGTTTTTAAAGAAGATTTTAGGTGAAGAATTGTACGCACAAGTGGCTGCTAAATTAGAGGGAAATGATTCTGTTAAATTAGCAAACCTGGCCACAGGAGAGTACGTCTCGAGGTCAAAGTATGACGACGAACTGGCAGTGAAGGAAAAGCGCATTCAAGAACTAGCAGACACGATCAAGAACTTTGAAGGAGTAGACGTAAAGCAATTACAAGCCGACGTCGAGAACTGGAAGACTAAATACAGTCAGGATCTAGAAAGCGCAAGACTTGAAAGTGCAATCAAGCTAGCCATTGCAAAATCAGGAACACGTTCCGAAAAGGCGTTGATGGGAATGCTAGATAAGGATGCTATCAAGATTGACAAAGACGGAAAAATCACAGGCCTTGATGAACAAATCGAGGCAATCAAGAAGTCAGACGGCTTCTTATTTGAACCAGTAAAACCAGCTGAGCCGGAAGGTGGATCCCAAGTCTTATTGGACGGAAGCCACAAAGGAGAACCTGGAAACAAGCAAGAAGCGCCTAGCGATTTAGCTGGAGCAATTGAAGAATACTACAAAAACAAATAGGAGGACTAGAAAATGGCAATCACATTAGAGCAAGCAAAAGTTGGCTTAGCCAATCACGTAGACCAACAGGTTATTGATGAGTTTCGTAGAGACTCTTTTATTTTAGACAGATTAGATTTCGATAATTCAGTATCACCAGGAACAGGCGGTTCAACATTAACTTACGGATATTTACAAATTAAGACACCATCAGTGGCAGAAGGTCGTAAATTGAATAGCAATTACACTCCTGGAGAAGCGATTAAAACGCAAAAATCAGTTAACTTAAAAATCTTCGGTGGCGCGTTTGAAGTGGATCGTGTTTTAGAAGGAACAGCCTCAAGTTCAGAGATTTCATTCCAGATGAAGGAGAAAATTAAGGCCGTAAAAAATAAAATTCATTACGACTTTATTAATGGAAAATCAACAGCTAAAGGGAACGCAGGAACCGACGCCACACCATTTGACGGATTGGATGTTTTAGTTACAGGAACTAATACTGAAGAAAAAAATGCTGCAGCACCATTCGACATGTCAACAGCCGCAAAAATCAAAGAAAACGCGGATGAATTCACATTCGCCTTGGATTCATGGCTAGGAAAATTATCTGAGAAACCAGATGCTTTATTAGTTAACAGCAAGACAGCTACAATGCTAAAAACTGTAGCTAAAATGCAAGGTTACTATGATCGTTCAAAGAACGACTTCGGACAAAAAGTCGAAACCTACGACGAAATCGCTATTGTTGACATGGGAGGATACTTTGACGGAACAAACACAAAGATGTGCGTGCCTATTGACGCGAAAACAGGAACAACAAGCATCTATGCTGTAAAATTTGGATTAAACGCCGTTCACGCAGTAAGTCCAAAAGGAGACAAGATCATCGCAACATATTTACCTGACTTAAGTGTTCCAGGAGCTGTTAAATTAGGTGAAGTTGAAATGGTTGCAGCAATCGTTTCAAAAGATACAACAAAAGCCGGTGTATTCCGTAACGTTCAGGTCACAGCAGTAGCCGGATAAAAAGGGGATAAAGCATGATCCTAAGCTTTGAGGAATACACAGCCCTAGGTGGAACGCTACTGGATGAAGTGGAGTATTCACAAATAGAACCAAGAACTGAAAGCCTTCTAGAAGCCTACATTCGAGAGAAGATTCCATACTGGGAAGTTCAGGCTTTGGAAGACTACGGCATGGACCTAAAAAAAGTAGTCCTATACCAGATTGACTTCATAGAAGCACATGGCGGCATGGACTGCTTCGTAGGTTCTAGCGATATGAACTTTACAGGCGCAACCACAAGCGGCTTCTCGTATTCCGTAGATAATGCGAAAACGATAAGGTTCCATGACATACCCTTGTCGAGCCTAGCAGTATCAGAGCTCGACTACCAATTACTCAAAGCAGGACTAGCCTGCCAAGCGGTATGGTGAAAAGCCCGAGATGGCTTAGGCCGCATACAATAAAAGTCATGAACATTCTAGGCGAAGAAAACCTAGAAGAAACTACGTCAACAGTAACGGTCCAACACGTAAAGGTTTCCAAAACAAAAGCCCGGACTTATGGACAGACGGGTGCCAGTAATTCAGATACGATCCTCATAACGATAGACGTGAACGATTATAAGGCTGACAAGGTTCTAGTTCCCCCTTCAGAATTTAAGACGCCAGATACTCAATTCACAATTAGAACCGGGGACCGTATCGAAGTACACGGCGACATTTATGAGATCACAAATGTGAATATTCTAAATCCCTTGAGAAATACGCCGGAATTCATAGAGGTAACATGTGAGTGAGTATCATCTAAAAGTTATAGTCGATATCCCGGTGGCACAGCTACAGGCCAGAGGAACCAAAGCGCTCCGCCGATCTAGATTGAAGCTAAAGCAGCTTATCGTTCAAGACACGAACAAAAATGTGCCTATCGGAAAAGGAACGCTGAGAACATCAGCTTTAAGATGGGCGGCACAGGATAATGATTGGATCATATGGGACACACCATACGCACACTTCCAACATACAGGAAGAGTGATGATCGGAACCCATAGCCACAGTCCATGGGCTAAACACGGAGAAACAAAAGTCTATACAACTCGAAATTTGAGCTATAGACAAGGAGGTTCGGAGTGGTGGCCTAAGACTTTGAAAGCCAGAAAGACTGCCTGGATGGAAGGCGCTAAAAAGTTTTTTAAGGAGGAATTCAGATGAGTGAAAAGAAGATCATAAAGCTGGAAGACGTAAAACAGATTGAAGATGGATTATACAATTTCTTTTCTTCAATCAATATCAACAACATACCGTGGTGCCTGGAGTATTTCAACGATTCCAAGCACACCGCTTTGCTTTTCAAAAGTAGTGGCTACACGGAAGAAATAGAACACTATCTGGGTGGTGGCTACAGGGCTACTTACCCATTTGAAATTTATATTCAAGCAAGCAGAAAGGACACGAAAGCACGCCTGGACTTGTCCAGAATCCTGTATGCACTAGTACAGGCACTCGCGGAAGAAGAGGCTCAAGGTTTCCCAAATCTAGCACTGGACGAAGCAATACCGCAAGAGGTCGCACTCACAACGCTACCTTCTGATTACACGGGAGAAGAGGCCGCGCTTTCAACTTTCTACTGCTCTATGACATTAACCTACGAAAAGAAGGGAAGGTTTGAATGATGACAACAGAACTGCCTAATAGAGAATTAAAGGTCGAAGACAACCTGCATTACGTCAAATTCACAGGCTCGGAAAGCTACGTTCTAGCCAACAAGGGATTGACAAACTGGGAGCAAGCCTTGAACGCTACAACAGATGATGGGGTGCAATATATCGGAGAAGCCGGAAGCCAAAGCCAGGTTACAGGCTATGCGCCTACAGTATCTTACGAGGGCCGAGCGTATCCAGGAGACGCATTTAACTACTGGGTGTACTTGCAAGGTAAAGAACAGAGAGTTGGTTCTACTTTTGAAGAGATCGAAGTGGAAACATGGAACGAGAAGACAGCCAAATCTGGGGACTTTGTAGCATATCAAAGAATCTACGAAGTGCAACCAGATAACCCAGGAAGCGGAGAGGCCGGAGGCAAACTAATGTGCTCTGGAACATTCGCGCAACAAGGCGATCAGGTACCGGGAACATTTAATATTAAAACGAAAACATTTACCGCAGACAGCGCCACAGAGTAAAGCACATAAAAATATAAGGAGGACATCATGGAGCTAAAGTTACAAAAGCAGCTATTAAAAGAAATCGACATTGACGGACACAGATTCTTAGTCGATTTAAAGGACACTTCTAAGATTGAAGCCCTAGAAAATTGGGCGACAGAACAGAATTCTCTAAGCAAATTCGGAAAAGAATCTTTAGAGGGCTGTCCTACTTTGATTAATAAAATTCTAGGAGACGGAGCCTTTGAAACGCTATTCAGAGGGTACGAAGAAAGCTCTGCACAATTTGAGCTTTGCTTCACTTTGCACAACATCTTCCAGGATGAATTTTTAAAGGATCAGCAGGCAAAAGTCGCGGAAGAAGAGAAGAAGAATCTGGACAGAATCGACAAGCTTTGCGAGTCTATGGACAAATTTAACAGGACATTAGAATACGCAGACAAACGATATGGAGGAAGAAATGCTGTGGCTAGAGAGAGAAGACCTTCCGGAAAGCATAGACGTTAACGGAACGAGTCTAGCTATCTATGCAGACTTTAGAACCTGGGTCCGAGTTGACAGCGTTATACAAGATAACGCAATACCAGAAGAACTGAAGCTGCCCATTATTTGCGATCGAATAGGAATCAATCCGTTCACTTTTCAAGGTGATCAGAAAGACCTATGGAAAGCAATAATGGGCTTTTATTTTTGCGACAAAAAGCCTAGAGAATCTTATGCCAAGACAAATGGTCGACAAGGCTATCGATTCGAATACGATATGGATCTTATATATGCAGCCTTTAGACAGCAATACAATATAAACCTTTTAGATGCCAAACTTCACTGGTTCGAATTTAAAGCACTTTTTAATGCGCTAAACGACGATACCATGATCATACGAGTTATTGGTTACAGAACCAGAGACACTTCAAACCTAAAAGGGGAAGAGAAAATTCATGCACAACGTCTAGAAAAGTATTACCGTCTACCAGAGGAAAAAGGGCCCGAAAAGGAAAGAACACCGCAAGAAATAGAAGCAGAACTTCTGGCCAGATTAGAAACCTAATTAGAAACCTAGGAGGTTGAGAAAATGGCATCAGGAGCTGATGGAACAATTAAAGTCAAACTAGGACTTGATGACAGCGAGTACAAAAGCGGCCTTAGCGGAGCGCATAAAAGTGCGGAAAGCTTCGCGGACAAAGTGAAGTCAACCTTCGTGGGCGCAACTGTATTCAAAGCAGCCAGCAAAGGCTGGGATTTAATATCTGGATCAATCGGGAAAGCAACTGCCCGATTAGATGCCATGCAAAAAGCTAAACAAGTTATAGGAGTTTTAGCAGGAAGCAGTGAAAAAGCTGCGAAGGTTGTAAACAATTTAAGTGACGCTGTAACGGATACCGCCTATGGACTAGATACAGCCGCCACTTCAACACAAAAACTGGCTACATCAGGACTGGGCTTAGATAAGTCTACTCGAATGGTAAAGGATATGATGGACGCCGTTTCTTTTTATGGAGACGGAACCAATGAAACCTTGGCAAATACAGTAGACGCCATCGCAAAGATGAATGCATCTGGAAAGATTTCTGCAGATCAGTGGCAACGTTTGACTGACGCCGGAATTCCTGTTTTAAAGATTTTCGCAGAAAAAGCGGGAAAGAGTATGGCGGAAGTATCAGACGCATTCTCCAAAGGCCAGATTAGTGCGCAGGAATTCAACGACGTACTGATGGATGCGCTAGAAAACGGAACAGAATCCTTCCCGGCAGTAGCAGGAAAAGCCAAAGAGATGGCCGGAAGCTTTGCGACAAGCTTCACGAATATGTCGGCACGTATCGCAATCGGCATTGCAAATATTATCACGGCCTTCAATGATTTTTTAGCTGATAACAGCTTACCCACAATTCAAGAAATGATTGCAAACTTCGGGTCAGTAATCAGAGACGGATTAAACTGGATTGCTGAAGAAGTTCCGAAAGTACTGAACGCACTAAAAGAATTTTTTGCACCAACCGCGGAAGCTATAAAAGCAGCAACAGAAAAAATTCAGGAAGCCTGGAACAGCGTACGAGATACAATCGCACAAAAGCTGGATTCCAACGATTCTCTAGATTTTGTAAAAAGTGCTCTGGAAAGAATCAGAGATATTCTGCCAATCCTTGTAGAAAAAGTAGGGGAGTTCGTCGCAGCCTTTATCGAAAAGCTCCCGGATATTATAGACAAGGTACAAACTGTAGCAGATACGATTCAAGGACTTATGCCTTTGATTGCCGCTGTAGCCGGAGCTTTTGCAGCTTGGAAAGGAATCAAGGCTGTTAGCGACATTGCAAAAACAATCGGGGATGCAGGAAAGAAGATCAAGACATTCGGACACTTAGTATCACAAGGTTCTGGATTGATTGATGGCCTAGCCTACGCCGCCTCATCAGGAACAGGCGTGATTGCTAGTATGGCCGAAGCCTTTACACTAGCCGGTGGAGGACTTTCTGGACTAAGCGCAGCTTTAGGAGTAATCGGTGGACCTATCACATTGGTAGTCGTAGCTATCGGAGCACTAGTAGCAGCCTTCGTATATCTTTGGAATACAAGCGACGGATTCAGAGAGTTCTGGATCAATTTATGGGATGGTATAAAGGAAACTACTGGACAAGTAATAGATGGGATCGTTAATTTCTTTACAGTAACAATTCCAGAAGCTTTTCAAAGTTTTGTAGACGCAGCACAGAACTTAGCCGATCAAGTAGTTCAGTTTTTTACGGTAACGATTCCTGAAGGCATAAACACACTAGTGACGAACATTCAAACGTTCTTCGGATCAACGATACCATACTGGATCGGATACGCTGTAGGATTTATATTAGGAAAGTTAATCGAATGGGGCGCAAGCCTAGTGCAATTCGTAACGCAGGACATCCCGCAGTTTATATCTGGAGTCGTCGAGTGGTTCACCCAGCTACCTGGCATGGTTTGGACATGGCTTCTTGAGACAATCAACAAGACAGCCGAGTGGGTAAGTCAAATGATCCAGAAAGCCGTTCAGGCAGGACAAGAATTCATCACTAATGTGGTGACCTTTATCCAGCAGCTACCAGGAACCGTGTGGTCCTTTCTATCAAATACGATTTCAAGTGCGGCAAGCTTTGTCGGAAGTTTTGCAAATCAAGCGATTCAAGCGGGAAGGCAATTCTTTAATGGAATTGTAAACACAGTCAGACAAATACCGGGACAAATGATTTCAATTGGTGCCGATATTGTGAACGGAATAAGAAGTGGAATCAGCGGAGCCTGGGGAGCCTTGACTGGTTGGCTTGGAAATATGGCTAGAGGCCTTATAGATGGCGTAAAGTCAGCACTAGGAATTGGATCACCTTCAAGACTATTTGCCGATCGTATCGGTAAATGGATTCCAGCCGGAATTACTTTAGGTGTAGAAAAAGCTATGCCAAAGGCTAAGGCCTTTATGGGACGTATGGCGACTGAACTAATAGATGCCGCTAACATGGACAGCCTAACTTCAAGATTGGCCCTAGAAAGTGATTCTGGAGGCTTTAAAGGAAGTCCGAGAAACACAACAGTCTATAATGTAAATCAGACTATCAATTCAGCTAAGGTTTTGAGCCCTAGCGAAATCGGTCAACAGACTAGAAACAGCGTAAGGAGGTTAGCATGGCAATAAAAGTTATATATACCAACGCTTATGGTGATTCAGTAGAGTTCTCTGCGAGCTCTGGTATTCGTATTACAAGTATAGACGGACTTACAACAAACGAAATAAATTTGTCAGAGTCTACTGTTAATAATCAAGTGGGTTCTTCTATCACAGGTATATCTGTGCAAGCTAAGGACCTTACGATAGAAGGACGTTACCGTTATAAGCCGAGTATTCGTAAAACATTACTAGCAGTTATTCTTCCGGGAGTAACTGCTACTTTGCGATATATAGATGATTTAGCCGAAATAGATGTGTACTGGGTAGTAATCCCAAAGCCAACTCCGGTTATCAGTATCGATCCTGTATGGCAGAACTTTCAGTTTGTTGTAAGGGCACCATTTCCATATCCGAGAAGCCACATATCGAATGTAACGTATTTCAACTATCTGAAATCAAGATTCAGATTTAAACAGGCTTACTCATCTACAGAAAAATGGAAAATTTCAGAAAGAATTTATCAACCTTTACAGACAATCAAAAACAAAGGGTCATTGGAAACAGGATTTCTAGTACGTATGACTGCAACTGCAGAAGTGAAAGCTCCAAAAATTGTAAAAGTTGATACCCAGGAAACTATCGAGTTTCCTAATCTAACTCTGCAGAGTGGCGAAACACTAGAAATTAACACTTATGACAACGAAAAGTACTGTCATTTAATAAAGGAAGACTCAGTAATGAATGCCTTCCCTGATATGAGCTATGAAAGTACTTTTTTTAAGTTGAATCAAGGCGATAATGTTATTCGCTATAGCTCAGAGACAAACGAAAAAAGTCTAGAAGTTGTACTGACTTTTGATGAAGTTATGGCAGGTATTTAGTATGAATTACTTGATTTATGACAAAGACGGCAAGCGACAAGGAGAACTGCAGAATTGTACATCTATACAATGGAAACCAAGGTATAACGATACAGGTACTGCAGAGATACACGCTAAAAAAGCGGAAGATAATCTTAAGTATTTGAATAGCGAAAGTAGGATAGTCTGCAAGGAGCGTAGAGAAATTCTATTTATAGAGGACATTTTTTACAATGCAGACGAAATCGAAATACACGGATTTATGAATAACCTTGGTAAGCGTATCAATACGACAACCCACACGATCAAGAATATTGAGGGTGATTTATTTCAATTGGTGCATGATAACCAAAGGGGACTTGATATTAACGTACCGGAGCTAAAAGGAATAGACGTAAATATCAAGGGCGGTTCAGATACCACGTATGAAACTTTAGAAGCCTCTTTTCTAGAGTACTGTAAACAAGGGGGATTAGGGTTCAGAGTTCTTATGAATCCGCTTGAGGAGCTAAACACACTTGAAATTTATGAAGGTAGATATCGACCGAGAGCAAAGTTCAGTGATGCTCTAGGAAACCTTACGAACATCAGCTATGAAAGAGACTATTCGCAGTACAAGAATTATGCCTATGTTCTAGGAGAGGACTCAGGAGAGCAAAGAAGATACGTTATCGTTGACAGACATAAAGAAGGAGAAGAAATTCGAGAGCTTTATGTAGATGCGAGAGATATTCAATCCGAGTACGAAGACTCCAATGGAAACAAACACACCTATACGAATGAAGAATACAATTCAATGCTTCAAGAACGTGGGAATTCAAAACTAGACGAAGCTAACAAGAGTGCCTATAAATTTGGTTTTGAATTAATACCAGATAATCAAATAGCCGTACTTGGATCTGATTATGATTTAGGAGACATAGTCCCAATTCAGTCTGTTGAATACGGAATACAAGAAAATGAGAGGATTACAGGAATAAACTTTGTAGAAGAGGCAAACAAAGACGTACAAATTACACTTGAAACAGAAATATATAGCGGGGAGGTAGAGGAATGGCGCAATATGCATATCCGTTGAATGATACGGAATATTTAGCTGAGCAAGTAAGATTGTTTCACTCGGCAAGAACAGCAGGAATTATTAATGCTACAGGCAACGATTTAGAAGTTACATCAGCGGGCGGAATGGTTGTGAATGTAAGTGAAGGGGTTGCTTTTCTATTAGCCTCAACTAACGGAATTGGAGGAATTACATATGCCAATGACGAAGAGGTGAAATTTACGATTGACACGGCAAGCGCATTTGATAGATACGACTATATCTCAGTTAGATATGATAAGTCGCTAAATACTTGCATTTTGAAATACGTGAAGGGATCAGCAACAATGCCAACACCAGTACGAAATGTGAATCAATATGAAATCATTCTAGCTACTATCCTAGTAAAGAGTAATACCGCATCTATTACGGATGCAGACATCTCAGACCAACGCTTAAATGAGGACTACTGTGGATTAGCGGTGGATGGATTAATCAAGCTTCCAACAGACCAATTTCAAAGGCAGTTTAGTGAGCTAATGAAATCAATACAAGGAACTCTTACAGGAGATACAGCAGGAAATCTTCTAAATAAAATCAATGCCAACACAAACGCGATTGAACAGAACACAACGAATATTACTGAAGTTTCACATAGCTTAGAAGAGTTCAGTAGGCTATGTAGTCGTAACGGATGACCCTGAAGTGAATCCACCTACAGAAGCGAAGGACGGGTGGCTTGTATTACAGATTGAAAGCTAGGTGGTTAGATGCCAAGTGAAGTCATTAAAACGAATAATCAATATGTAAACCTAGTAGTGAACTATTCAACGGAAATAGTAGGAGACTACCCAAACTGTCTAATGCGATGGCATTATTCTGCGTATCTTTCATTCAGTGCCTATGGCGGTATCGACTATGATGGAGCTACATTCACATTTCATACAAAAGTACACACATTCAATATTCATTACTATACAGGCGGTCCAGGCAATTCGCCGGAATTTGCTAAAGGAACTTTGGACCTTCCGTACGGAAAAGGTCAGTCGGTATACCACGCACCAGGAGTAGCTCTAAATTGCGGTAGTGTCTACTATGCTAACGGTAGTATTAGAGCTTCAATCTCCATGCCTAAGCCGAGCATATATCACTGCGAAAATCCGAGAGATATTAAAGCTAAATCAGCTACATTCGATTACAAATTAAGTAACGAGCACAACTTTTGGAGAGCATACCTGTGGGATTCAATCAGTGGTAATACATGGAATGTAAATCCTGACAACACGGACGGAACAGTAACACTTACGGATTTGACTCCGGAAACGCATTACAAGATTACACTTAAGGTAATAGACCGAAATGGTGCATTAGCTCTTACTGGAGGTAAATATGCAGAATTTACAACGGCAGTCGACCAATTACGAATTGGAATCAAAACAGAGGGACAGATTAAGCGTGCTCGAGTTTATCTGAAGAAAGATGGAAAATGTATCAAAGTTAAAAAAGGCTTTTATAAAAAAGACGGAAAAATGAAACGTATCAAGAATTTAGGAGGTGCATAAGATGAATTTATTACTACAGAACATGAAAAGACTTATAGTTGATAATCTAGACAGTAACGACCCTAGCAAACCTCTCTCGGCTAGATGTGGAAAACTTTTAAAATTGTATATGGATAGAAAACTAAATGCCTGTTATCCTGTAGGATCGATATATCTGTATAGCTCCTTGAATAGATCTTTGAATGATCTGATTGATAATGGAGAATTGGTTTGCCCTATAGAAAAACTATTAGGCGGAAAATGGCAACACGTAGATATTTGTATACATCCGGTTTACGACTCAAGCTTTGCTTTAGATGTATCAAGCTCTAAATTTGAAAATACCAGAAATGTACAAATTTACAAGAACAATCAAAGTAAGGGACAAAGATGGCTGTGGAGCGCTTGGGATTATAAAACTGCACCAGATACACCGCCAACAACAGCACAGTATCCAGATGTAGCACCTAATGGAAGAGGTTGGATAGTGATGTGGGTTAGAATTGCTTAAAGGAGGAGCATTATGCAGATTAAAGAAATAAATGTATCAAGACCCGTATGCTTCAATATTGGGCAACAGTATAGCAATGAAGTGCTTGTAATCCATTTCAAGGGACTACCGGATTTACCTAACAAATACATATATGTGAAAAAAGATAACTATGAAAAAGAAGTGCCACTAGTTGGTGATTTGTATGTAGTATCAAGACCGTTGACAACATATAGTGGTGAAGTTAAAGCACAGATTATCGCTAGAGACCCAGGAAGTGCTCCTATAGCACTAACTCCGAACTTTAAAATGATGATTACCCCTAGCAATTATAGTGGAATCGGCGAAGACGAGAACTACCCTGATGATCCAAATATCAAGAATTATTATGTTAAGATTGATGGAAAAATTCAGTCAATGGATGAATTGATTGCTTTAGTACAGGCTAAACTGGATAACGGAGAATTTGTAGGCGCACAAGGTCCAAAAGGCGAACCCGGTGATGTAACTGAGGAATATAGGAACTTGGCTAGCCAAATCGCACAGAACGCATCAGACGCTCAAACCAGCGCTACAAATGCACAAGTTAGTGCGACAAATGCTCAAAAAGCTTTGGATGATACGAAAGACTTTGTAAATCAAACAAAAACAGAATTGAATCAAATCAAAACTGATACAAGCGTATTAAAAGATGAAGCTAATACGAGCGCAGTAAACGCGAAATCTTCAGAAGATAAAGCAAAGGAATATGCCGACAATTTGCAAGCATCCACTGATGACATTAGTCAACTAAAGGAAGACATAGGAAACAAAGCTCCTGCAATAATAGAAAAAGCATTAGGAAAAACTATCGTTATAAATGATTCTTCGAACCTTCCAATAAGGATATTGTCTGGAACAGGAAAAATCATAATCACGGGAAAGAATATTCTTGATGATACAAAAAATGGATATGCTTACTACGTTCCATTCGAAGCAAAAGCCGGTACGCTATTTACACTTATCACCAACGGAGAATTGAGTGCAGGTGGAAATATCAAGTTTACAGGTGAAAATGATGAAGAAGTATGGTTTGCAATTGATGCAGGGGAAACAAAAGCTTCTCAAAAAATTCAAGCAAATGTAAAAGGATATACGAATTTGCTTGTTCAAAAAGAGGGGCTGAAATACTGTTTTTCTGTTGGGGAAAATGATGAATACGAAGAATATGTGGAGCAAGTAATCACCGCTCCAGTTGATAGCGAGCAATTAAAGGCGATTCACACAAATTACCCTACAACCGTACTGACATCAGAAAACGAAATATCTGTTGAGTATGTAGCGGATACAGAAGAATATATCGGAAAAAGAATTAAAGAAGAGAATCAATCCCTGCAAAAACAAATTCTTGAAATTCAAAACGCTTTAATTAGTCAGAAAATTTCGGATGTATAATCCAAGCTAAAAGCAGTGCAAAGTTGCAAATTCGGAATCTAAGAGTATTCGGCGTTGGAGCAGAAACTTGGAAAGAAATCATGTAGTAAACTAAAAAAGAACTAGTTAACTAAATTATTTTTACAAGAGTCTAGAAATAGGCTCTTTTTTTAATAAATAGAAGGAGGTCCAAAAAAATGAGAAAAGGACAAAAAATCACAAAAGGCGGATATCAGCTTTTAGGTTTTCCAATGGAGTACATGAATGTGACTCAAGGAAACAACGTAGGAACACATCTAGGAACTAACGCCCTAGACAATGCGGGAAAGGACACAGGAATCGATGAAACTATCGCACCTTGCGACTGTCACCTAGTAGCCTATGACTCGGCAAGAAACGGAAATGCAGTTTTCTTAGAATCAGACAAGAAAGTGCTATTTAGAGACGGAACGATTGATTTCGCTACATTTATGTTTATTCATGATAACTACATCGAGGATATCAAAAGAGTGAAATATTTCAAGCAAGGAGATACGTTCGGAGATGAAGGAACTGCAGGGTACGCTACAGGAAATCATGCACATATCGAAGTAGCAAAAGGAAAGTTCTCTCATATGTATGACAGAAATTCGCAAGGAGTGTATCACTTGCCGAATAACGTATCTGCAGATTTAGCATTTGTAACAGACGGAACTGTGATTTTAAATAAAGGAACATTCGCAAACTGGACAGATGCTAGCCACGTACCATTCAATCAAGGAGGCCAGACCTCTACGGGATCAGCATCCGTGCTAAACGGTATCCCTTCAGACTTTGTACATGAAAAAGCTACATTCTATCCTGCTTGCACAATCAAGATTCGTAGAGCTCCAAGCTTAAAAGGACAGGATACAGGCCTAACTTATACTAACGGAATGCACGTCAATTATGACGGGTATGTTCGTAGAGAAGGATTCGTGTGGATCAGCTGGATTGGCGCGGACGGAACACGACGCTGGATGGCCTGTGGAGAGCTAAACTCAGCCGGATTGAATACAAGTCCATACGGAACATTTAAATAGAAAGGATCAGCAATAGAACACAATGAACAGGAGAATAAATAGAAGATACCAGACACCTCTACGCCCAGACTTTGCACATTTTCTAATTGAAGAACAAGGACTGAGCGACAGACAGAAAAAAGTCGTTTATCAGCTAAGAAGCAAAACGCAAGACTCGCAATGGCACTACCAGGACGCAGGCATGTCAAAAGACGAATTCGAAGAAACCGTCAAAGATTTAAATGACTACTACTGGGCCCTTTTGGTTGATATGGCCTTCGGATTTTACAAGCTAAAGAAGGACAAAAGAGGAACAATTCCAGACGTGGAAATATTAGAGAATATAGGTGAAAAGAGGTAGAACACAATGAACACGCCATATTTCAATAATTTCATGCCGCAGCCTGGGCAGTTTGGAATGCCACAGATGCAGGCACCGACTCAACAAATGAACCAGATTCAATTTGTAAACGGAATCGAAAGCGCCAAAGCTTTCACTTTAGGACCGAACCAGTCCGTGATTTTAATGGATAGTAACAAGCCCGTTTTTTATCAGAAACAAGCAGATGCGAGTGGCTTCTGTACGATCAAGGCTTATAGCTTCCAGGAAGTGAAAGAAGATCAACCGGAAGACAAGTACCTAACGAAGGCTGAATTCAAGGAATGGCTTTCAAAGGTAGAACAGAATGCGAGAGGAGGCAACCGTCATGAATCCACTACTTCAAAATAGACCAGGAGGAAAAGGAAACATGCTGCAACAATTTCAGCAATTTAAAAAGATGCTAGGGACGCAGGATCCGCAGCAACTTCTAAACGAGCTGATGGCCTCCGGAAAATTTACGCAGGCTCAACTGGATCAAGCCAAACAAATGGCGGAACAGTTCAAGGGCTTTCTAAAATAGGATTTTGCAAAATCAAGATAGATAAGAAAGGAGAACACACATGGACAACTTATCATTATCTGATATCGCTTCTGTAACTGGAAACAAAGATGGCTTTCTAGAAGGAAACGGAATTATCATTCTAATTTTATTCTTTTTGATTTTTGGATTTGGTGGCGGCGGAGCCTGGGGAAGCAACCAGCAAGGCACACAAGCAGAGGTTCAGCGCGGATTTGATACACAAGCTATTATTAGTAAGCTAGACGGAATCACAAACGGAATTTGCTCAAACGCATACGAAAACGCGCAGCTAATCAACCAGATGAATGTGAACCAGATGCAGAACGCAAACCAAACACAGATGGCCATGATGAATGGCTTCAACGGTGTAAATAGTTCTTTATGCCAAGGTTTTGGAGGAGTACAGGAAAGCATTAACAACCTATCTCACCAGATGGAACAATGCTGCTGCAACTTAAAGACTCAAATGATGCAAGACAAATATGATGCCTTGAAAACTCAATATGATCAAAGCTTGCAGGCAATTTCAAACAGCGTACAAACTCATAACATCTTGAGCCAATTAGGACGATATTACACAAATCCGCCTTACTACCCACAATATGGAACTTACTACCCAGCAGGCGCTACAGTACAGTAGCCTAGAGGTAGAAAAATGATCCAAGTCGTCAACACGACAAGCGCAACACTAGCAGCAGGCGCAACGATTCCACCAGGAAGCGTTCGGACTCGGACAAACAACAGAGTCAACCTAAACGGAAACGCTCTGGAGATCGTAAAACCTGGAACCTATAAAGTGGATGGAAGCTTCGTGATTTCAGCAACCGCAGCGGGAACAAATCAAGTGCAACTTTATGCCAATGGAACAGCAGTCCCGGGAGCCGTAGCACAAGTAACAACAACCGCAGTAGACAACGTGATCACTCTTCCAGTATCCGCTGTTATCCAGGCAGCACCAGCAGCACCAGGAAACAAGGTCGCTCTAACGTGGGTTACATCAGCAGCCGGAACTCTGATCAGTGCATCAGAAACGGTTTCTAGAATAGTATAGGTGATTGAAGGCATGCCAGAAGGCGTGCCCTTTTTAGTAGGAGGTAACGAGGATGAGTAGACTTACAAACAAAGCATGGTGGGAAGCAGCAGGAGTTCGAGCAATCAAGACAATGGCTCAAACAGCGCTAGCCTCTATCACCGTAGGAGCAGCCGTTCCGGACATTAACTGGATGTACGCAGCAAGCACAACGGTCGTGGCAGGCGTATGCTCGATTCTAACAAGCCTAGCAGGTTTGCCAGAAGTAAACGAGGAAGAATAATGACTGATACAATTATTGTGGCGATCATATCCGGACTTTGCGTCGGAGTACCTTCAGTCCTAGCAACATGGACCAGCAATTCTAAACATTCAGCATTGCTGGATTACAAGGTAGAACAGATGGACAAAAAGGTCGACAGCCTAGCAAAAAAATTAGAAAGCCACAGTGAACTGGAGAAGGAAGTGGCTACACTAAAAGAACAGATCAAAGACCTATCGGAACGGATCAAGGGAATGCTTGAAAAATAGCATTCCCTTCTTTTTTTGTTTTCTGCTTTATTTTTCGCTTTTTTGCTTGCTTTATGCACTGTATTACATTACAGTGTGCGTGTAAAAAGAAAGAGAGATAGAACACA